AGTCCACTCAATCTTCTCTACAGTAGGAGGTATGATGACGTAAGGGTGATTAATATTGTGCCAAGCTCTTTGCCTATTACTAACATATTGAATAAGGTCCCACTGCTTTAGGTCAAACTGATTTAGTGGAAACAGGTTAGTCTCATGGATACTAAGAATATGTTTTCCTTTAGGTTTTCCTTTTAGCTGGCAGAAGTGTGAGATTGTTACTCCTGATTCACTATTAATTTCAGTAAAGTTTTCAATAGAGTTTGATTTACACTGAGATAGATGCCATTCATGAGGACCATAAAAGGTACAGTTCTTTCCTGCTTCATTTAGGAGGTTCGTAAGGTTGATGTGGTGGATAGTACTTCCACCAGGATTTGACCAACCACTGATAATATTTACGGTACTCATTTAGTACCACCTCGTTTTAGAAACTTCTCAGAGATTGGTTTCATGAGTTTTAATAGTCTTTTGAGTTCTAACTCTTGGTTATGTCTTGTTTCCATAGTCCGTATTGTTGTTTGATGAGATCTAAGCGTACTCTTGAGGTTTTATTCACATCGAAGTGTTCATTGACGATTTTGCGTAGATTTTTGCCCATACGGTCGCGTAAGCTCTTGTCCTTAGCAACCCTCGAAAGCACCTTCGTCCACGCGCTACGTCCCCCAGAAGGGTCGATTAAGAAGCCTGTTTCACCGTTTATGATCCACTCGTCGTAACATCCGACATTTGAGGCAACTAAGGGTACTCCATAGCGTCCACATTCAGCTAACTTGATTTCAGACTTAGAATCATTAAACTCATTCGGCTCAAGAGGGGCTAAGGCAATATCCATGTTAGTAAAGAATTTTCCATACATGTTAGGATGTTCAGCATAGTGAATTCCCCAGTTTTTACCACCTTTAAATCCTGCCATGATAATATTTTGATAGTTCTTCCAAACATCAGCTTGCCATTGGTAGTCTTGTTGTTGAGGTTGAGGGTGTCCGTAAAAGTCCCATCGGCAGTTTTCTCTTCCAACTCTTTGATTAACTAGATGGGGTACTCCTGAGAAGTATTTAACATCTTGCTCATGGTGGATTCCTCCAGCCCAGCCAAATCTACAATACTTCTTCTGAGGTGCTGGTATCTTAGGCATGTTCCAGCAAGGAAGGTTGTAGTCGATTGAGTTTTTGACTACAGCTAATGTGCTATTACAATGCTCTGAAATCCTCTCAGCAAACTTCCTTTGAGTTACTGTAACAAGATCTGCATGGTTATAAAGAAATGCTGCGACCTTATCGAGTTCTCTATCTTTATAAACATCGTAAAGCCTGTGCCCTTTGTATAGATTTGTTAGTAAATCGTCTGTATCATAAATAACGAACTTGCCGAACTCTTTGGCTTTACCTACGATCCTAGCACTATACTGAGGACCGAAATTAGACAGGTTGTTTGTAATAACAACGTCTGCCCACTTCATATCTTCAAACTCCCAATCTGGGAGCCATCCACCATTTTCCAATCCTGGTCGTAATGCTCCGTGCTTCTCATCGAATCCTAACGGATTCATATTGAATCTAATTTCAACTTCGTCAGGATATAGTTCTGCAACCTTCTCGAAAGGCATTAGAAGTCTATAGTAGGAGCATCCACCCCCGTTACTCGCGCTAACAAGAATCTTTAATTTCTCTTTAGGTTTTACGGTGGGATCCTCAATACTTATGTTACTTTCCATATTTTATTATAGCTCAGTCTATAAAAGAACCCACTACTTCCATGAGAAAAAATAGTGGGTTCGGGACGCTTAGATAGCAGCGCGAGGGGTTAGATTTTATTACTTCTTCATCTTAGCAAGGTAATCTTCGTTAGAGACTTCAGCCTCTTCAACCTTCTCAGAAGGCTTTCCTTCCGTAGTAGTAGACTTACTCATAGCAGCAACTCGACCAGTAACAGCGATTGACTCTGCCATGAGTTTCACTTCTGCGTAATCTTCGTGCCGAACAAGAGCTTGGATATCGTGAAGACTATCCATGATTTCTGCAATTGCTTTCTTAGATCCAGCAGCAGGAGTGATCGCTGGACGAGGCATTGAGCCTTCATACTTGGGCCAGCCATCTTCCATTACTTTCTGGATCTTGTAATCGTGACCATTGTTTACGTCGATAAGAGTTTCCTCGTCCTCAGTAATATAGTCATCATCAAGGATTGATCCAACAATGGTACGATACATTTTAACGCCGACAGAGAAGACTTTTACTTTGTCCTCGTCAGCACGGTCGAGAGCGTTGAAGTAGTAACGACTACGGGCTCGAATCTTGTTAGCAAGCTTTTTGTCAGCAGCTTCGTCTAAAGTAGTGCCGTTATTCACACCATCCCAAAGGGCGTAGTAAAGACCACAAAGAGGGCAATCCTCTCCATGAGTTTTTAGGCAGTGAACCGAACGATCATAAGTCTGACCATCCTGAGGTACACGGTGGATAGCAGTTTCTGCTACAAAGTCATCTTCGCCTTTTCCAGGAAGGATTCGAACAATGTTATTTCCCTCCTTCAAGGTGATGTACGGAAGTTTAGTGGAGTTTGAGTCTGAATCTCCGTCTTTAGAGACAAGAGTTTCGTATTGGGCGCGTAATGCGTTAAGGTCGATAGCCATTTTTATTTATTGATAAAGTTTAGTTTCTGCTCTTCTATTGCTGGAGGACTGGATGAGCATATCCTTCTTAGCCTCCATAGATTTTATTAAACCTTTAAGTAGATTATACTTATAGGATGATTCCCGACAAACTGATGTCAGGCGTTTTGTTTCCTCGTCTATTTCAACAAGGTCATCTAAATCCCTCGCAGTGAGTTTTTTAGTTGAGTTCTGTTTTGAATCAGACCGCACTTGGGCCATATGCTCAGATAATTGTGTGCAGTCTGCATCATTGATCATCTTCGATGTTACCATTATAGCATAGTAGGAGGAATAAATAGCAGAGAATTTGATAATGTCATCATCAATAGTATCCTCGTTAAACTTAGTAAGATCATTACTGACCTCTAAGTACCTATCCCACCCAAAATCTTCTAGTAGCCTGTCTAACTCGTTCATACCTTATTATAGGATGAGTCAGGAGTTCTTCAGGATATTAGTGAGATAATCTTTATTTTTTAGCACCTTGTTGCTTACAGCCCCTTCCTGCTTCACCACAGGCTGCTTCGGGAAATACTTAGCATAGTCATCTTTTGTTAGTACGCTCAGGGAGCCATCAATGTGGTATACTAAGAAATTTCCAGGTGCGCTTTTTCCAGAGGACTTGGACTTATCAGCTACATTACTCTTACTGATAGAGAACATGGTGTTCATCTTGTAGATTTTAGATCCATTTACATACTGAACTATGTCAGAGTCTGGGGGGGTAGCCACAGCGGTCCATTTCCCGTTAATAAACCGACATAGTACGGTATTCTTATATTCTTTCTTATTCTTCGTAAAGTTGTTACTGTTTATTTCCATCAAATAGCTCCAAAAGTTGGTTCCCGTTGAGTCTCAAGAGGAGCATTATGTTCCTAGAGATTAGAGTAGTTTTAGTCTCGTTATTCATTTCTCCACAAGTTTCTTCTCCTAAGCAACTCATTTCTAGAATTACATGGACAAGTTCGTGTAGTAAAGTTTCCTCTATAGAAGAGTCCGATTGGTTAGTGTCTACCCTTACTATATACTCATCAAAACAAACATCCCCATAAACTTGTTCCGTTTCGTCTTCTTTAGCGTATAAGGGTCCTTCTAGGTACTTTACCGTGAAAATAGCCCATCCAAAATTTATCTCTTTAGGAAATCTAAGCATCTAATTCACTCATAATAAGGTTTGTGTAGTTTATCTGCATAGGTACAATAAACCTAGGAGAACCGTTACGTGATTTCATAACATAACATCTCATAGACCCACTATCGTACTCTTCTTCCGTTTGGTTCAGAGAGATAGCAAAGTCACAAGTTCTAATCTTCCCGTAAGAGTCCCCTAATTCTGCATCTGTAATAACCTTCACTTTTCTTCCCATTCTGTTAGTTTGGGTAGCAGTCCAACAAAGAAGGTTATTTTCCATTGCAACACCCCTAAGCTCCTCTGCAATTCTTTGTTGAGCTAAGTGTTCTGCTTGAAGTTCTCTTGTAGGTCGTAGTAACTCAAGATAATCAACAATCAAAAGGTCAGGCTCAAAATCATCGTAGTTCTTCAATTGAACTAGTAGGTTTCGAATAGTGTTGACCGTTCCTTGTGAGGTAGGGAACTCCTTTATGACAAGATCAGATCCTGGGTATGCTTCCTTGAAAGCTTTAAACCTAGACTTCAGATCCAACTGGGAAGAGGGGTCTTTTAGTCTTTTCTGAGGAATAAGTGTCATAATAGAGTCGAACCTTTGTGCGATTTTATCTTCACTCATTTCCAAAGAAATATAAAGTACCTTCTTACCCTCAGTCATAGCAGTTACGCCTTGGTTAACTAAGTATAAAGATTTTCCAACTCCAGGGGGTGCTACAACCATAGCAAGTTCTTTATCCCCAAGGCCACCTTCTAATGATTTGTCCAACCCAGGAAGTACTGTCTTATGTTTTTGAGTAACATCAGAATTGAAGACTCGGTTAAATCTATCTCCAAAGTCTTTGAAGTAGTCCTGTCCAGTATCAATGTCCCTTGAAACTAATAGAGCCTTGCGAACTAATGCCTCGACCTCTTCCGTCCTGTCATCACGGATAAGATCAATGCTTTGTGCAATGGCAGATTTCATCTCCTCTTTCTTAGCGAACCCTTCAATGATATCTAAAAGATAACTAGGGTTGTCTGTTGTAGAAGAGTCTAAGTTATTGATGTACGCGAGTTCATCTGAGTAATCACTGAGATCTTCCTTTGCCCCAAGCTTCTTCTTAATGTCTTGTAATACAAAATCATCTGTAGGTAGCTTGTGGTACTTTTTGTAGTGAGCGTCAACCACTTCGAACATCTTCATATGTGAAGGATACTCAAAGTATTCTGGTTTAACTAAATTTACAATCTGTAAGTAAAAATCCTTATTGGATTTGAATAGGTTGATAATTCCGCGTTGGATGTTATCGCTGAAGTCGTATGCCATTAGTGTTGATCTTTTTTTCTGTTTACGTTAATTTGCTCGCCCTGCTTCTTAGCACTATCATAGGTCTGCTTGGTCATTTCTTTAGTGAACTCTCTCTTTTTAGTTACCTCTTCTGGAGAGAGCTTCTTGGCTTTGCCGTGGCTCGCCAACTTCTCGTAGTCGATGTTGTAAGGCTTATATTTCTGACCTTCATCGTCGAGAGCCTCTTTGGTAGCCGAAATAGCTCGATTTAGTAAGGCATCCCCTTCTTGTTGATTTAATCCTTCCTTCATAAACTTCTTACCTCTTGCTACGTTAGTGTGACAGTCTCCTTTCATATGAAAGTTTAAACCATCGAAGTTCTTTTCTATAAGCTTATTGCACTCTATAATAGGGCATCTAATCCTCTTAGGAGCTTTTCCAGCGGAATAGTCTCTTACTACTATAAGTTCACAGTCCCAGCATTTCCATTGATATTCCATTATTCTTCCCAATCCTCTCCATCATACGGGAGTCTATCTCTTCTCGGCCAGCCTGAAACTACAGTCCAGTTATACCCATCTAGTACAGGTTTTTGTTCAGCCTTTATAAAAATCTCTTCTTTTCTATGTCCTTCCTCTAACAGTTCTTTGATCCTGTGTTCTATATAAAGATCTTGGTACAGGAACCTTCTTTGCTCATATAAACTAAGTAAGTCTGTAACTTTGTCTATGCCTTGCCACTTGTAAGGATTAGCCCAGTAATCAAACTTCATTGTTTTCAACCACAATCTCCACCTGCTAAGCTACAAACATCAACCGAAGCATTCTCTACCATTACTTCTCCTAAGTACTTTTCGATATTCTCTTTAGTAGTTGGGATAGCTCTCAAAGGTTCGTTTCCTTTGCTAGACGCTCGATAAATTGTTAGTCCTTTCAACTCCTTACTAGACTCAAGAGCAAAGTTTGAGAAAGCATTAAAGTCTTCCTCTGACAACTCATTGTATTCTTTAGGTAAGTTAATCGTCTTAGAGATACTGTTGTCCACAAACTTTTGAATTGCTACTTGCATAGCGATATGGTCGTTAGGGGAAATGTCGTAAGCACCTACAAAGTGGGATACATCTTTACCTTCAGCAAGATACTCTTTGAAGAGGGGGTCCATTACAACAGTTTCTTTCACAAGACCATCTACAATGTGGTTTCGGAAATACATAGGAGAGAATATTGGTTCTACACCTGTAGACGTTCTGAATACAATTGAAGTAGTTCCTACAGGAGCTAAAGTTAAACTTACAGCATTACGGATTCCGTACTGTCTAATAAGCATTCTGATCCTAGCGGGTAGGTCTTTAGCGAAAGGTTGTGCTAAGTACTTATCTCTATCGAATGCTGGGAACGGTCCTTTGTCTCTTGCTAGGTAAGCACTAGAAATATAAGCCTCATTCCTGATTGTAGTAAACAGTCTTTCTACAAACTCAATAGAGTTATTGCTGCCATACTTTAGACCTAACTTAATAAGCATGTAGTGAAGACCCGTTACTCCTAAACCGATTCGTCGTGATCTGTGACCAGCACTCTTGCACTCGTCTAGAGGGAATCCATTGATAGTTAAAACATTATCTAAGAAACGAATACCTGTACGTACAGTACGAGCTAGCTTCTTCCAATCTACATCTGATCCATCTTCAAGTACCATATGATTTAGGTTAACGTGACCTAAGCAGCAGTTACCGTAAGCAGGTAAGGGGATTTCTCCACAAGGATTTGTAACTTCAATCTCTTCGAAGTAGCTAACATTGGTATGAGATCTGATATAATCAATATTTAAGATACCAGGATCACCACTTTGAATAGCGTGTCTCCAGATATAGTTCCATAATTCCTTAGCTTTGTAAGGTACTTTTACAGAAGATACAAAATTCTCGTTCCAAGTGATCCTTTGGAACCCGTTAGCTCTGGCTAAAGCATCTTCTTCGTTTAGTGCTACAGTTTTAACTACCTTGCCGTCATTTGTAGAGACTTCGAAAGTATAGTATTGCTTGTTATTAAAGAAGAAGTACCAATCCTCATCGTTCTGGCAAGCTTCAATGAATCTTTGAGTAATACCTACAGAAATATTGAAATTGGTAAGCTGATTTTGGTCAAGTTTAATGCTAAGGAACTCAAGAATGTCTGGGTGTGTGATAGGAAGTGACCCTAAAAGAGCAGTCCTACGGTTCTTACCTGCTTTAACATGGTTTCCTACCTCGTTAACCATCTTCATTACAGAGATAGATCCTGGAGCGCAGTTAGGGATGTTCTGGATGTCATCTCCTCTAGGACGGATCTTACCGAAACTTAGACCAACTCCTCCACCAGCACAAGAGATACGGTACATATCTTGAATCGTTTTACCAATAGATTCAACCGTATCCTCAGGAGC